CAATAAACAATCAAACAACAATTAACTAACTGATTTATAATCTTTTACGATTCCATAATAACTGTCCGTCTCTTGGCGTACCATGATAGACCAGTCATTATAGTTAATCTTTTCTCTTTTGATACCCTGCTCGGTACTTGACATCACGCAGATGTACTTAGGTTTTTTTGCTTCCATAAGGTCTTAATACTACTTTGTTTGTTAATCTTGCCTTGCGTTTTTTCTCAGAGTTTATCTCTCCAGGTTGTAATACTATGGTTGTACTAACAGGAAGGTTAGCATATCCATCAGGCTTATTAGCCTTGTCCCAATTCATATTGTGACACATACAATCCCCAACTTCTTTTAAGTCTTTCGAGCATTCCTTTCTACAAAAGTGAAAGGAGCATGCCCATACAGGTTCTATCTTCATAACTTATTTATATCATAGATTGCTAAAACGATTGCTGATAATATTCCTATGGATGATACCACAAGGAATGTGTAGATTGAAGCATCCCTTAAAGTATTATACTCGAAAGCCGCTAACATAAATAGCGTTGCCAGTGTAATAGCAAAGGATGATACAATCATTATAACTCCTGAAACTTTTCTCATGTGCTGATCATTATTATTGGTGAGGGTTCTTGTGATTCTAATACATTATCTAAAAAGTCATACATGGATTCATACTTATCACCATTGTATGTGTACATATCAAAGTATTCATCATACTCATAGTTTATATTGGAAGCATCTTTAGACATTAGAATGTTGGGTTGTGATGGGTCAAACGTATACTGACCATACAACCCCATACCACACTCATCGTAGCTCATGCTGAATGCAATTTTGAAACGCCGCCCAATATAAAACATAGTCTCATGTGCAGGAGCCCACCTGCTATCGAATGAATAATGTCCTGAATCATTCTTGTATATCTCAAACATGAATAGACAATCCTTCTTAGACATTACCTTCCAATCAGGTCGGACACCAAGCCTCGTCTCATTTTGCTCTTTGATTAAATCATCGAACAACTTTTCTACCTTGTGTAAGTTGTTACCTGAGAAGTAAACGTCATTTCTACACCAGTTAGGCATTGTCAACCTCCTTTATTTTTATCTTGCCATTAATTATCTTGTATAGAGTCTCACCACATGGGTGGTTAGAAAACTCGCCTGACATAACGTGTGCGTATAGGTTATTAAACTCATAGTTAGTTACGTCTACCTCAAGTTCGTATGTTTGATTGCCGTATGTTAGACAAAACTTACTTGCATATACATAGTTCTTGAGACATGTGAGTAGGTCTATCTCAGGTACATTGAAACCAGAAGCCTCGAAGCCGCTGAATAATTCTTCAATTATACAGAACTGCTCATCATAAGGTAGTGATTCAAACATAACATTGTTAACTGAAACACCATCGTCTATTAAGACTTTGTGCATAAGGAATGTATCGTAGTTCATCTTTCTAATTATTGGTAAACTTCTTTCATGTAATCTTGAAGGACGGAGTAGTATCTATCTCTTAACTTATCGTCAGATGTTAGGTACATAATAAAATCCTCAATGTAGCATTCTACAATTTCTTTTTTCTCTTCTGGAGTCATGTTAATAAAGTTTAAGATTCTAATAGAACTATTTGCTTACTACAATCAACGCCCATGTATTCATGCATGTGGTCTATGATTGGTCGGGGAAGTTCTTTTACCCCATCAAAATCGGATAGCCGCCCATCCAATGTATACAACCCAATATCAAACACTTGATTATCATAATCAGTATGTAACTCTACATACATGTGACCACTACTAACAGTGCCTGATAGAAGATAGAAGTCAGCTAAACATGTAACCTCTACCCTTAGTTGTTTACCCCACGATGTAGTTTCATACATCGTAGAGGTAAAACCTAATTGACAAATCATCTTATTCATATCTATTTAGTTTGAGTTCCAAGAGGCCTACGTCTTTCTGATATGCAACTCCAATAGTCATGACCCTCTTTAGAATCACGCCATGAAAATTTATCTATTGAATTAAAAAACTCATGCCTATAATCGCAATCACTATGAAGTTCAAAAGATAGGTATGCATCAAATCTTTGAAGATAATTTGTATAATGAGTATTGAGGCTATCTCTTAATGCCCTTCTGTATCTTACATACTCATGTGGTTTTAACCACCATTGCATTAGTTGGTCTTTTGTCATAAATCATGTGTTAAAAGGGTGTGTACAAATCATCGTGGCAGCTTTTACATAGGCAAGCGTTGTATGATGTATCGTAGGCGACAAGCACCTCTGGAGAATCACAGCCATCGCAAGTGTCTATGAATAACTCAGACGCATCAGTTGGCCACTCGGTTTGTGGGTAGTTGTCCACATCCACATCCTCATCATCAAAAACATCCGCAGCCGCCGACTTGTTAACATAATCTTTTTTCTTATCATCCCACACCCACTTAGGTGAGTAATCACTACGGTCCCACCACTTAGTAGAATAATCTTTAGTAGTAGAGGAGGAGGTGATAGTAGGCGTCGCCGCCGACTTCCATACCTGCTTACCGCCATAGTCAAAGTAGCGTGACTCTTTGTACGTCTTGTTACTAAACCAACAGCCTAAGTCCCACACACCCATATCTTCGTTAAGAATATAGGCATCGTTGTCGGCATTAAGAAACAGCAACTTAGATGAGCCAATGTAACCTACAACAAGTTCATAGATGGCGTCATTGAATAACCAATCCTTAGGTAGCTTTTGAAGTACCTCTTGATTAAACATATAGGTGTCGCTGTAATCAGCGTGGTGTGGTGCATTGGATATGATACCGTTATGCACAAAACCCCAATAATCATCTACAATAAATGGGTGGCAGTTAGTCTCATTGACCTTGCCATGTGTAGATATACGGAAGTGTATGACTACTTGAGACTCCTTGTGAGCACTACGTATACGTAGATACTCATCATAGAATGAATCAAAGTTAGACATCTCCTTGTGTGTTTTTAGGACGCCGCCATCTACGTATAGAATACCAGCTCCATCCGTGTTATTGTCCCAACACGTGCGAAGAACACTCTTATCAAGAGTAACATCTTCAGGGTTTAAGATTGCTATGCACATAATTATTTGATTGTTTTATCGTCATTATCTAAATTAAAGTTATTCCACGTCTTACTGAAGCCGATGAACTCATCAATCTTCTCAGTCATTTTATCATCACCAACCATATTCTTGATATGAATATGAAGGGGGTGTGATGTATTACACAACATCTTGAGGACATCACGCTCAGAGGCATTGAAGTTGTCAATGAAGATGCGTAGTAGGTCAAGCCGCCATATCAAGTTATCCTTACTACGTACAGCAGGGAAGATACGGAACTCACAAGTCCTATCTTGCACATATACACTCGCCCTCTTAGTTTTCTCAGTTAGGTACTGATACTTCTTCTTAGTACGTGCGTAGTCGGCAAACATACGTCTCTTGTAAAGGCTGTACAGTATAGGTAGGAAGCCGCTAAGTCCTAACATAATCTCATCAGGTGTATACATACTTGATGATATGTGGATGTGACCACCACATGATGAACTATGTTTAGCATTGAGTAGCGGTTCGATAAGTGGGTTCGAAAAGTCACGCAACCAAGTACCCTTGTCCATGAGGTCATACACGGGCGACACCAACTCAAAGCCAGAGTAGTCATTGAGAGACCCGTCCGATTCTTTACACCACTTGACAGCGTTGTATATAGTATCGGGGTACTCCATGGTCTTAGCATCGTAGTCCTCCTTCTCGACCTCGACACCAAACCTCCAAGCCGCCGAAGAGTCACAAACAAACTGTCTTGAATAGCCATGATATGACTTAACATAAGAGGACGTATCCTCACCCTCATCATCATCATTATCACCCTCATAATCATCTATGTGTACCCAATCGTCTTGATTATCATCAAAGATGTAGTCACGTTCACGTGCTACTTGTGAGTCAATGAAATGAATGCTATCTCTATTTGAATATACGGCTTCATGGTCATGATATGTGTCTAACCAATACCCCTCATGACCCCTACGGTCTACTATACCATAGGTACAATCTGATGAATAGGCGTACTCACCATCATAGTCCGCAAAGATTATGTCAAGGCTGTCCTGTTCATCTTCGTGGAATGTATCACCGCAATTTGTGGTGTGCCAATCATCATCGCTGTGACATGTATCACCACTTGTCAAGATGATAACATCATCATCACCATCGGCGTATAGTTGGCCTTGATATTGACCATAGTCAAAGCAACCCGTTGTTGTGTCGGTGCTGACTTCTTCTCCGTTGTATAGGAGGATTGTTTCTGGAGTTTTTTCTTCTTCCATGTTATTTGATTTTAATTGTTTCTATGATATGGTAGCAGGTCATGGGCATTTTGTTTATGCCCCTTGTTTACAAAGTGTTCGCATGGGTTAACAGAACTCTTTGATGGTGTGCAACACGTTAAACACGCAGCCGCAAAAGTCATGGCTAATAGGTACATGACTACATAGAAGTTTACTTTCTTCATTGCCTTAGAATTTAAGTTTACAAAGGTTGTAACATCCAACACATATAACCGACACTATGAGTATGAGTATCGAAGCTGGATAAGTTGCCACACTTATGTAGCTTGTCCAAAATATTAGGGCAACTAAGCCGCAAATTGATGCGTATGTGAACGCAAATAGCATTGCATATAGCAACACTACTAAGAATTGATTGATTAGATTTTTCACGTTGTTTGTTTTTATGGTTATACTTGATTAATTGTTTCACGTGGAACATTAGAATTTTGTGGTTGATGCAAAGTGAATCCATTTAGCGACCTCATCGGGTGTACACCAGCCTTTGACCGTATCAGTTCCGAAGTCGTACCATTTGTTTTCGGTATTCCATATTGCTATTTCAGCATCTGCTGAATAGTGTTTACCTTCTGAATCGTCTCGATTTTCGCAATAGTTACCGCGACCGAATTGAACGCTTATCGTGTTGCCGTTTTCAAATTCCATAGTGAACCCTTTTGATTTTTCTCTACGTTCACCTGTGATAAAATGTGATATTTTAAACATAAGTTTAATTTTAAGGTAAATAAAAAGGGGCACGAAGCCCCCCTTGAAAATTGAATAGCCGCCAGAATTAAGATAGCGCTTCTATAACATCATCTATGTGAACTACAGTAGGTTCAGTAGCCATAAACTTAGCGAGTCTATTCACACGCTGTGCAAATCGCTTTCTACTTTCATCCGTCTTGTTGAACGCTAACTTTTGTTTAAGCTCACGTTTAACTATAGACGTATCAAGTACAGTGCTATTCGACTTTATGAATATGTCAAAGTATCCGCCCGTAGTACTGAATGTTGCGCCCATATCTTTTACAAGGTCAACCCATTTGTACAATTCATTGCAAGCTGTACCGACAATTTGCCCCGTATTCAATTTGCCCTTCGGTTCAAATTCGATGTTGTAAACACTTGTTTCTGTAGTTACGCCCGTAACTTTGTTGTCCTTCTTGAAGGAAACACTTAATTGAAAAATACCCATTTTTTTTGTTTGTTGTTTGATTTCTACGCATTATTGCGTATTGAAATAGTCATGGAATCGAACCATGCAATGTTTCACGTGGAACACATCGGCGCCGAGCACTATTTAATATAGGTATACAGCTTGTTTCACGTGGAACACATGAACAAACCGCGCGTTTATGTTTGTTGTATTGTTTTTTTCCTACCGAGTAAGAAACCGCCTTGTCAAGACGTGCGCACGTATTTCTACTTTTATGCACCAAATTCGCAACCGCCTAATAAACGTATGCACTTCACCGCATACCACCACCAACACAAACAATGTGTATTTCCATATTAGACGCACTTCACCCCTTATTTCAGTTGTGAAATTTACTCCCTTTGCAGATGTCAAAGAATGTACAGGTAGGGTATGGCTTCGCCACATCTAAAATATCCCTATTTTAGTGGGTTTTAGGCACGTTTATCCTTTCCTATATAGCACGTAGGGGCTATACCTACCAACCGCATTATACTCGCTTGTATATGTTGTTTCGATTGACTTTGCAAACATACAACGGATATGTTTTTTTGTCAATAGTTTTTGCAAAATTTTTTTTCGAGTTATATCTAAAGTACTGATTATCAATGAAATAAATTTGAAATTTTTTTTTGCTTACTACTTTTGCCCTTTGTCCATATAAGGTATTCCCGCGCGCGTAGGAGTTACAAAATAAAACATATCTTTGTCAAGTTTTCGGCGTAATTTAGAAACGTTCTAAATAGTGAAAATACTTTCCTCTTTTGTTGCTTATTGCCCTTGTCAAGTATTTGCTGTAATTTATAATCATTCTAAATAAGCCTACCTTAGTGTAAAATGTACACGAACCTTAGTGTATAAAGTACACACCCCCCCTTAGTGTTGAATGTACACTAACTAGAACCCCACCCCATTCGCAAAAAAGCAGTTTGCCCACCGATGTATGCGTCCCATGTGTATATATGACCCCCTCCACACTATGTTCTGCCTGTTTTGATGTTCCACGTGAAACGGATGTGCTAAGGTGGTAGCGTGTTCCACGCTGGGCTGTTTTTTTTGGTAGGGGGGGGTTGGGGATTATTATCAACGATAGGGTTGATTCTGGTGATAATTATCTACAACAGCTGTCGCAAAAGTTTACTATACTTGCGACAAACATTTGCCAGTAGGAGTGGTTTACTGTCTTTTGTTGGTTGTCCGCTTATATCGGACAGGTGTTATAAATAACATCTAACTCATATTAAAGTATGGGATCGCTGACCGTAAAGCCATATTTTGACTTTAATGACTGAAAAGTCATACTATAGTGTGTCTTTTATGCCACAAATTTTAGAATAATTGTGACGTATAGGGGACTTTATGGGTATAAAAAAAGCCTCTATTGAGGCTTCTGTTGTACTATTTCTTTTAGTTGGGATAGGATGTCTGTTTGTGTCTGTCCCCAGAACATATCGCATGATCCATCGTCTTTGATTGGCGGCTCTGCGAAATAGGCTTGTCGGTACTCGTCAGCTGGTGCTGTGAATCGGTAGCACTTTTCTTTGTGTGGGCATCCTTCACCCGAACACTTGCTTATGTCACTCATTTTCCTGTTCTATTAATGGTTGTACTACGGTTAGTCCCCACATTAGGTTTGTCCATGCTGCGGCTCTTTTTGCGTAGCTTATTGTCATTCTTTTATTCTTACGGTAGTAGGAGATCATCCACTCCATCCACTTCTTTTCTTGCTCAGGAGTCATGGTCCATTGGTTGTACCAGTTGTCTTGTCGACCTTTGACATCTTCGTATGTTGCATCATGACCAGCTATAAGAAACATTGTGTTTATTATTTCTATTAGCATTTCTTCTTCTGTGAGTCTTTTACTTTTCATCTTGACCTTTTATTGTTATTTAATATTTTCCAACCTCTTTCAGATACGATATGATGGTTATCTCCAAACATAAAATCGTTGACCATTCTAAAAGGTTCTTTAAAAATAATCCAAAATAATTCTACCATCCCATGTAAGTTTTAATTCCGTACCGTTGATTAAACCGTAACTTCAAGAATTTATCTACCAGTTTATCTCCTTTACTGTTATTACAAGCATGACATAAAGTAGTAAGATTCCAACTATCATTTTTACCCCCTTCACAAATAGGAAGTAAATGGTCTACAGTTAATTTTTCTGTGTTACCACATTGTGTACACCTTTTACGGTCACGTTGTAATATTGCTTTACGTTTAGCTCTGGTTATAACATGAGATTTAGATTGACGTACTACATTCTTACAAGTAAAATCACAGCCAACACAAGGTATAGTGTATGCTTGAGCAACTTTTGTTTTTTCACAGAACCATTGATGTTTACGGGTTTTCATCTTGACCTCCTAAATTTTGTGGAATTTCTAATGGCATCCAATGTGTTACTTCGTAATCATCATCCACTTTACCATCTCCAAAAACATTTCCATAGCAATTTGCCCATAACCAAGCCCAATCTCCATCATCATCTTGTATTAAGACCAATCTCATTACCATTACCTCATTGTCGCAAAGCACCCAAACATTTTCGCTATAATAATACTCATCATTTATAGATTTTGGCAGTGCCTCTTTTACGCTTATCCAATTACTCATTGTTACCTCCGTATGTTTCGTTGTAGTATTCATCAAAACTACCTTTAAAGTTAAGTGAGTCAGAGTCTAAGAAGACGTTACCTTGTCTATATGATTCAAAATGTTGCTCCTTCTCCATTTGCTTGGCTTGTTGAATAGCATTATAAGTTATAGCATCATAGGTAAGCATAGCCTTTGGCACTAATTGTTCAGCTAACCATTCAACCGCAGTTTGTTTCTTTTCCATAGTTATTTAGTTTTAAAGGTTTTCTATTTCTTGTTTTACTTGCTCCCAAAATCTAAATTCAGAATCCATGTTTTGAAGTTGAAGCGAATCCCCTCTACCATAATCCACAAGTGCTTCTTCTATTTCAGCCACTGCCATAGATGCGCATATCTTTGCTACTCTATCTTTATCCTCACCAAGTGGATTATTAGGAAATGATATAGCAAATCTGAATGTAGAAAATAAGTCTAATGCTTTTTCTTTTGGTGTCATGATTACTCAAATGTATTCGTGTAGTATTCCTCAAATTGCTTCTCGAAGATTTCTCTCAAACGAGGAGCTTTGGTCACATGAGCAAGATACAAATCTTTCATCTCCTGCTTATGCATCTCTCTTACCTCCTTGAGTACAGCGTTCCATTCCCACTTGTCTTTTGGTGTGTCCCATAGTCTTTCAAATAGGGTGTCTACCGAGGTTTGCTTTTTGCTACTCATATCTGCTCAATCTTAATCGTCCCCATAGTTCCACTTTCTAAGGCTGGAGAGGAATAGACATTGTTCCAGTCGTTGTCTATTGCTAGTCGGTACATTATAGTCCTAGAAATTTGATAGCAGTTTCCAATGAACTCGGTGCTGTTGTATCCATAGCTTTGATTGTCTACAAAGTCAGGGAGAAGAACTCTTTTAGCCTGTCTTAGCAACTCCTCAGCTTCATTACGTCTTTTAATCTGCTCATCAAATGGCAACCCTTCCACCATTGCTTCAATAGTCTGTCTTAACTGCCATTGTCCAGAGGCAAATCGAGATACGTCATCCATGCAGTCTGCAATCAATCTCATTTGATCTTCTGACAATTCAATCGTGTACTTTTTACTCATTGCGTTTATTTTAAATGTTACACCCGAAGGTGGCTGTCTTTCCAGCTGTCAGCCTTTTTAAACGACGTCGAGAAGGCTAACTCTATCTCCTATACGATGAGAACAGTTACTTTGAGCATTGTCAAGAGGCTTACTGTGTTTTACGATCTCCTGGCCAACGGAGCTAATTTTTTTAATTAATCAAAGAACTTCAGCAAATGTATAATAACTTTTACAAAAGTGCAACAACTTTTAAATAAAAAATAATAACACGTTATGAACCGCAGTATAGACAGTCCTCTTCATCCTCCTCATCGTCTGGGGAGTTTATAATTCTGATGGCTTCCATTTCTACCTGTTGCTCCGACCAATTTGGGTGAAATGCTTTGATTTGTGATTTAAGAAAATTTAGGTTGTTTATATCCATGACTGTAGGTTTTTAGAGCCTACAAATCTACAACCTATTCTTATTTATCCGGTCTCTATTTCTTCTCTTTCTTTGCTCCGCTTTATTAACATGATTAACAAATTGCTCTGATGGTTCTGTGTATCCAACTCGTTTTAAGTCGGTTACGATAGAGTTGAGCTTTGTTTTAAAGTCGGGGTTATACATTAGATACGCCTCTACTGTATTGAGGTGGTGTATAACTGATGAGTGGTGCATCTCTAAGTTGTCACTTATGAATCTATGCGTGCATCCTGTTGACACCTTTACGATCCACATGTAGGCTCTCTTTGCGTCTATTATGTGGCTTCGTCTATTGCGGCTGCGAATCTCATCGGCAGTCGTTCCAAATGCATCAGCACAACATGATAGAGTCACCTCCATAAATCTTTTGATATGCAGCTTAACATCTATATTGCAGCGTATCTCCTCAAGCATTTCCATAGCTTCGTCTTTTATTTTATCGTATTCGTTATTGATGATTGTTTCTAAGAATTGGTTTACCATGTGTGGTTTAACCATTGATGTCAGCTCCTTAATCATAGATCTAATTCCTGTTTGTGGATAAATTCGTTGCTAATATAAGAACTTCTATCCCTCTTTCCAAAAAAATAATATCTACCTGTTGGGACATCGTATTGTAGTGTAACGCTACCCTGTTGCCCCCAGTGTTTGAACTTAACCTTCTGAACATAGATTTGCGGCTGTGACGATCCATCGGGGAAGAACTCTCGGTATACGGATATACCGTTATCCATCTTATTATAGAAGTGGGCACTACCAGCCATATCATATAGTGTTGCTACGTTGTAGGCTTGTGTCTTTGGATCTCTTGACATTTTAGTTGGGTGGGCTACTACAAAGGCGTGTACGCTATACTTACGGCAGAATGATATTAGTTTATCAAGCTCCTTTGAAATGTGTTGTGTCTCTGTGCCGACGTAGTTGTGGTCAAGCTTATTCCAGGCGTCTATTACGATTGCATTTATGCCGTACCTCTTAACGAGGTTCTTTGCATGCTCTATTATTGAATCGAGGCTATTGTCCTCTTCAGGCACGATGTAGAAGAAGTTATCACGGCAGTAGTTCATGGCGGATATAATTTGAGCATCATTCGTCTCATTAAAACTAACTCCGAGCAGCTTACTGGCAAGCTTTGCAAAGTGCAGTTGAAGTGGGTAGTTCTCAGGTGAGAATATTCCAAATCTCCAATCATGCTTTACGGATAGGTCAACTATAATCTGATCGAGGAACTCCGACTTACCATGGTTCGGTATGCCTGTAACTCCTGTGACATATCCTGGAACAAAGGTTAGCAGGTCATTAAACTCACTTATAGATATATCGCAACCCCTCTTTAGTCCATCCCTTCTAAGCCTCCATATATCCTCTGATAGATTATCTACTGTTACTACGCCTTCAAGTGGGTATTCTTCTGCGGCTTCCAATGTCTTAGGTAGCATCAAAGGGTCGGCTATGAGAAGTTCGTTAGCATCCTTTTTTCCAAAGAATGACACACGCCTACACCTCTCCTTCCCCAAACGTCTTGCTATCTCCTCTTGAAGGACTCTACCTGGCTCATCATCGTCAGTTGCTATGTATATCTTTTCCACCTTGTCAAGTTCGTCAATACAGTTGTCAATATATTGTAGACGGTTGTTTTTTGACGCCCCATTTGGAACGGACACTACTGATTTAACACCAACCTCGTGGTAGGACATTGCATCTATTTCACCCTCTGTGATTACCACGTACTTGTGATCTATGCTGTCAAGGTTGTATAGAATTAATTCGGCATCCTTTACAAGACGGAAGTTCTTTTCAGCATCACGATATTTCACGTTGATTAGGTCCTCGTTTCTGAAGTAGTTAAAGTTTATGCAGTTACGCTCCTTTGATACTTGTGGGAAGAACTGTCTGCCGTGTGTAATCTTGAAGTCGATTAATGTAGATGAGGATATACCCCTGTCCTTGAACCACTCAACAAGTCGGTCTGGAAGGCATGTCACATTTGATTGAGGAACGGGTCTCACGTATCTTGGGGTCTCTCTGTCCTCATTCTTCCTAACAAATCTGGCGCCGCAATGATTACACTTACCAACACCCTCTATTGTATTGAAAGACATGCATTTAACATCCTTCTTCTTTCTATCCTGAGAACATACAGGACAAGACATAGAATTTTCACCTACACGATCTGCGTTTACGATGTAGGTCTTTCTATTTTCTAAATTGATAATTTTCTCTGATGCCATTCCTTTTTGATTATGTCAAATACTGTGTCCCAATAGAATCTTCTGTCTTTAATTTCATCAGAATGTTCTTTTGTGTCTGCTGTTAATGCTAATAATCCTAACTCATAGGACATGTTGGAGGCTACCAACTTAGCGCTTTGAAATCCTAATCTACTAATTAGTTCAATAGCCTTTTGTCTCGGTGTTGTCATAATTTTTTAATCTCCTCGTATACCTCTTGATACATTAGAAAGTTCTCTCGTACAAATAGGTTGTTTGTGTTGTCAAGTATTAGATCGCATGTTATCAGGGCGTGTTCCTTTGCCTGTTTGTATGCTGCATCATCATCTGCTATTGATGTGATTTTTTTGTAGTGGCTGCCTACAAGATTGATTGCCATTTGCTTTGCGTTTTCCATATTATTTAAATCCGATTGGTTTTGCTTTGTATCTCCATATATTTTGATCGTCAAGTGACTTTGTGTATTTAGCATCTACGTGTAGCCACTTGTTGTATCCTTCATACTGCTCAGGATTCTCTACTTCAAAAGCCATTTTGGAAACATCTATCTTATCCTCAGGCTTGAACCATATCTGCATTTTCAATTTCCAATTAAGAACCGGCTTATTATTTTTATCCATCCAGTTTGAACTTGAGTAGTAGTTGAATGCCTGCTCCCCTTTGATTGGTGAGTATCCATTTTCAATAAAGTATCTTTTAACTTCATCAAGTGTTGGCGGCTCAAAATCAACTTTCTTTCTTTTTATATTTTCTTTCTTATTATTTGTATTACTGTATATGTTTATTGTATCTGGTATTGCTTCGCCCTCTTGGGCATCTGGTTTGCCCATTTGGGCAAATGGAGTTCCCATTAGGTCATACGGTTTTACAAACTCACTTTCGTTTACAAAAGCATACCATAAAGTTTTGTCAATAGCAAGTTTGTTGTAGTTGCCCTTTAGGATAACACCCTCATTAACTAAATGATCAATAGCAGTTCTAACCTGCTTCTCTGAAAGATAGTCAAAGTTCTTAGCAAGTTCCCTTAACGATATATATGTCCAGGTCCTTCCATCTTTAAAGTTATATTTTTGATCTATGTTATGCTCAATCCAAAACTTAAAGTTTTTGATTAACACAGCTTCTGCTAAGCCATACTTCCTTGCATGCTCAACTTCAAAAGAATGTAAACTCATATAATACTCACAGTTTTAAAAAATAAACCCCGTAACTTAGGAGTGGTAGCGGACACGTCCTAAATCACAGGGCTATTTAAATTTCTTAATTGGCCGCTACACCAATCGTCTTTCGACATGGCAAATATACGATTAAGAAATAAAAAGTCAAGAGAATGTATCAACAACCTATTTGTTAATAAAAAATATTTGACACGGTAGAATAAAGTTTTATATTTGTTAAAAATTAATTACAATGTTTAATATTACAGGAAAAGTGGTAGCAGTCAGCGAGCTTCAGACTCGAGGACAATTCGACTTCGTTGAGTTCGTTGTCGAGACAGAAAGAGATGTTAACGGAACAACCTACAAGGATGTTTATGCGTTTACTTTAGGCGGAAAGTCTTTAGACTCAACTCCAAAACCAACACTTGGAGATGTTTCATCTATTAAGTTCAACATTCGCTCTAAAGAGTACAATGGTAAATACTATACATCGTTAAACGTGTATGGTATTGAAGTTAAGGAGGCGGCTCCTCAGCAAAAGAGTAGCAAGATAGCGCCTAAACAGGAGGCGGTATCAGAAGGTGATGATGATTTACCATTTTAATTGAGGGGGGCTTCGGCCCCCTTTTATTTTTTATATTAACAATTTTGCTGTTGTAGTTATGACCTTTAGTAAATTTACCAATATGAGTAAAGATTTCTTTGTAGATGAAAATGGTCTTTTGAACTGCTACGTTCTTATGGAGGTTTCTTCTGACAGCGAATTTTCAGATTCAAAGTCTATGCAGTGGGTTCCATCCTACGTTAGAATGGATGATGTTTCATATATATCACATGATGTAAGTGAAAATGGATATTCTGAAAAAAGGGCCATGCTTTACTTAATCACAAACAACTACATAATAATAAAGGGCAATGCTAAGGAGATTTCTATAGCATACGGAAAATACGTCAAGGATCTTGGTAAATTTAAATTCAACTAATGATAACTACAAAACACAGAAAAAACATTCTGATTACTGAGTGTTCATCTGAAAAAAAATGGTTAATGATGTCTGATATCCATTGGGACAACCCTAAATGTAAAAGGGATATTCTAAAAAAACATTTAGACATGGCTATTGAGCAGGATATGGGAATCGTTATTAATGGCGATTTTTTCTGTTTAATGCAGGGTAAGTGGGATCCTCGAAGAAACAAGAAGGACATTAGACCTGAGCATAACGTACACAATTATTTGGACGCCGTAATAGAATCGGCTGTTGATTGGTGGAGTCCATACGCTCAGAACATTGCTTGGATTGGTTATGGAAATCATGAATGCTACCGCCCTGATACGGAGGTTCTTACCGATAGAGGATGGGTTAAAATAACTGATGTTACAACCGATGATTTAGTTGCGACATTTGATTCAAATAATGTTTATTATGAGAATCCAAACGCTGTTGTTTCTAAAAAGGCGGATGCATTATACACCATTGAGGGAACTTACACAAAGCAGATTGTATCTTCAAAACACGCTGTTATGTTTAACAACATGGAGAAGATTAACGCTGAAGATTTAATGGCGTTATCTGAATGTCAGAAAATAACAGAATCTGACCTTCCTCATGGTCGAGTTAAGATACAGGACGATATTGAGTGGATACCGCAATGGGTAGAGCTATTGACCGCTGTGGTTATGGATGCTACTATAGTTAATCATGCTAAATACCAGGAGAACTCCAAGAAGATTCGTATTCAGTTTAAGCTTTCAAAGGAGAGAAAGATTGAGTATATTAAAGAGTTATTAGAAGCTAATGGTATTGAATATACGTTTACTGAGTGTAAAAAGACAGGGCTGAATAAGTTGCAACCTTATTACATTCGTATTTATGGTGATGATGCAAGAAGAATATTTCAAAACCTTGATGGGGAGAAGAAAATACCATCATATTTGAAAGACTGTAACAAATCTGAGTTCTTGGCTATGATTAACGCTATTAGAAACACTGATGCGAATATCACGGGGTCTAGTATGCTTTGGACATCTACGGATAAACATAATGTTGACGTTGTTCAATCTGCCTGCGTAAACAATGGCTGGAATTGTAAGTATTCAGAGCATGACTCTCTTAGTGCTTTTAAAAACGGAAAGAAACAATATAAGGTTTTGATATCTGAGGAATTGAAAAAATCTAAGAAGCTTTCTATAACAAGAGAAGATTATGATGGGGATGTATATTGTTTAAATATGCCTTCTGGATGTTTTATTACTAGAATTGATGGTAAAGTAGCGTACTCTGGTAACACTGCAATTATTAAAAACACAGAGACTGATCCACTCCAAAGATTTGTTGATCTTATGAATTATAAGAACAAGACATCTATTCACACTGGTGGATATGGCGGTTGGTGGAAACTTCAGATGAGATATAAGAGCCACTCTAACCATGCTTTTAATGTAAAGTATTATCATGGTTCTGGAGGTGGTGGACCTGTTACAAAGGGTGTTATACAAAACAACCGTATGGGTGTAATGATATCTGGAGCTGATTGTATTTGGCAGGGTCACGTTCACGAGTTGTATCATGTTATTGACTCTCAAGAATCATTGGAACACACTCCAAGATCTGGATATTCAGTTAAGCACAAGTACGTCCATCATATTAGGACAGCCGCCTATAAAGAGGAATATGGAGATGGAGAATTTGGATATCACATTGAGAAGGGTAGACCTCCAAAGCCTATTGGTAGTTACATCCTATCTTTTGATTATGTCAATGAGTCAGAAAATGAATCAAAGGCAAACATTTTGATTCCTAACTTTGTACAGCTAAGGGATCACTAAACAAAAAAGGCGCCACCGTTGTGACGCCAATTCTGAACAGGAAGGTAGGCAAAACAAAAATACAATTCCGAAATAATCCAAAAACATAAAGTTATTGGTTTATGACGTGAGATGTTGACTTATAATTAGTTATATGATTCTGAATAAGGAAGAGGTAGAAAAAATCAGACCGGGTAGAGGTCGTGTAATTGTACGTATACCATACGTATTAACTCCAGAGTTTGTTCTTGGAGAAAAGAAGTTTAGTTTTTCTGCAAAGAGTGATGAGGCTAAGATATTAGCTTCTGCTCGATACGGCACAGTTCTGTCTGTTAATGATCAGGCGGATTGGCCAAAGCTAAACTATTCATGGGACGGACCTGTTGAAGTAGAGCCTGGAGATCAGGTTTGGTTCACTCAGGACGCTATTGCTAAAATCTCCTTGACAAATAAAGAGGATGAGTTTCACTACATGTATGAGGATAATGGGGAGATTATAAATCTACTCCTTTTGCCGTATAAGGAACTTGTTTTAAGAAAGAGGGGTGATGAGTTTTTAGCATTGAATGACTATTTGATTTGTAATCGGGTTAAGAAGGAGTCTCCAAGCTCTTTAATTATTTTGGATCACACGTCTCTTGTTGGTGATGAGCCTGACATGTTTGAGATTGTGTATGCTCCATCTGGCAATTTAAAGTATGACTGGAGAAAGAACTTCCCACTAAAGTCTAATTGGAAGAAGGTTGAGTGTAGTGTTGGTGAGATTGTAAAGACGAGAAGAATAAACCCAATAGACCTTGAGTTCTCATACAATAGGATTTTAGAGCCGTTTATATATTTTCAATCACATTCTGTAATAGCCAAACAAAATGGATAGCAGTAAATTTGTAAAGATGAAATATAGAATTGACCGTATACCAAGTACGGATCAGGTTCTATTTAAATTTCATGACCTATCACAGCACGCTACTACGTTCGGTCAGTCCATAGGTCTACCGAGCGATATAACGCCTGATTTTGTGATGAGGTATATCATACTAATGTATAGTCCAGGAAGTCCTGGTATTGAGGCTTATCCGCAGTTAAATAAAAGAAAGTCATGGGCATTAAGGGAGTTAGGTGTAGAGCCTCATGAGGATGGCTCATACCCAAAAGCATATAATGATATACTTCTGAATAAAAATGCTAATGTACGTGCGAAGATTTTATTATTTTTGAGATTACAACAGCCTGAGGATTGGGCTATTATGATACGTGCAGAGGAGATGCTGTATAATCTTCTTGAGCTTGAGCTTCCAGAAGATCCAGCCGATCAAAAGAATCACTTGGCTAACATTGAAACAGTTAGACGTCAGTTAAGTGATGCAAGAGATCGTTTCATGCAGGGGGAGACAACTAAGTCGCTTGAGAATGAGATAACTAAATTCTTGGCTCAAGAAAACTTAGGTATAAGACCTGAGGAGTATATGATGTTCGCTCCGGAAGCTGTTGTACCAGGAAAATCAAAAGCTAATCAAATATTCCCCGAAGTTGGCAATTAGTAAATACCATGAAACATATAAGAAGGAGGATGAGTACGCTGTATATCATGGCGACGATCCCGTTCTTGAAACACTCAAGGTCAAGCTACCTTCGGTTGAGTCATTCTATGGTAAACCTTGGGATGAAGCCGTTCAATTAATAGATGGATATGGACTTCACCCTAAGAATCAAAAGTTTAAACATCAAACTGTTCCAGATAAGCTAAAGAACATACAAGATATTATTCGCCGTAAAAAGAAGATGAAAAAGAGGGAGGCGGTTACTCAGGATGATATCTACTCTGAATTAGAGGAGAATCGTTTGGAGTATAGAAGTGAGATTGAGTGGATACAGATTCAGATTAAAAGGCGCTATCAAGGGTATTGGTTTTTCAATAATGGAAAGCCAACCTATATTGATGGGTGGCATTATGTGTATATAAACTTTTGGGATATTCAAAATGAGACAAGACCCGATTCACTTCCGTGGTATCGAGATTTGGATCGCCGCATATTCCTATTCGCAAAGCACTGCTACACAACAACCGATGCTGTATATAAGTATCGTGTTACATACAGGAGTGAGGGGGATATACGTCAGAAGTTCTTCCAAAGAGTTAAGAACGCTGAGGATTTTGCATCAAGATATCCAGCCGCCTATATTGATGAGGGCAAGTATGTAGTTGATATGGGATATAGAACATGCTATGGTTACATATTCCCAAAACGAAGACGTATTGGAGCGACATCTCAGGCGTCGTGTATATTGTATTGTATAACAACTGAGCGCAAGCAGCAGAAGGGTGGTATTCAGTCTATTACAGAGAGGCAGGCTAAAGAGGACGTTTACTTAGATAAGGTTGTTAAACCGTGGAGAAAGATTCCGTTCTTTTATAAACCTGCACATGATGGTACTGACTTTCCAAAGGAGAAGTTATCCTTTACATATCCAGCCGCCAGAACTCAAGGTGTATCGCAAAACAGAATTGCAAGCCATGATGGTTGGATTGAAGCTCGCGCATCAAGTGAAAGAGCTTTTGATGGTCAGAAGCTTCACGCCTACTTAGATGATGAGGGTGGTAAGCACGGGGATAGTGGGGTATCAATTCCAAGAAGATGGCAGGACGTTGTACGAAAGTGTTTATCTCAAGGTCTGCGTATTAACGGATTAGCTATGTTTACATCTACGCTTGGAGAGTTTGAGGCAGGGGGTGGTAAGGAGTTCTTTGACTTAATTAAATCATCATACTATGACGAACGAAACGAAAACGGATTCACTACAAGCGGCTTATTCACGCTTTTCATCCCGGCATACGACGGGTATGACGAATGTGTGGACGAGTACGGAATCTCTATCATCGAAGACCCTTTGGAACCAGTCAGAAACCTTGAAGGGAATATCGTTACACGTGGAGCTAAAACAATATTAATGAATACTCGTAAAGACCTTGAGGAGAAGGGTCTTGACCTTCGTTTGAATGGTGAGATTCGAGATAACCCATGGACTTTACAGGAAGCCGCCTCTAAAGCAAGTAAGAACTCAAACTTTGACCTTTCTATATTAAGAAGTAGAATAAACCAATTAAAGTTTGATAGGCTGTTTAGAACAAGAACGGTTAAATTAGATTGGTCTAATGGCTTTGGAAGTAATGTGATTGTAACAGATGATCCTGAGGGTAAGTATGTTGTATCATATCTTCCGAGTGAGGATTTTAGAAATAAGAAGTATTTTGATTCTGAAAAGAATAGTTGGTATCCAGCATCTGAAGTTGTAAATAAGTATATACTTGGATGTGACCCGTTTAAGTTCAATAATCGAGATGTTAAGGGTAGAAGGAAGTCTAATGGTGGTGGTGCTGTTTTTTACAAGCACGATCCAAGTACAGACTATACTGAGAAACCTTTGGACCAATGGATATCAAATAAGTTTGTTGTGACGTATAACATTCGTGTTGATGATGGTAATACGTATTGCGAGGACATGTTAAAGTTAGCGTTACTGTTTGGTGCTCACGTATATCCTGAGAGAAACGTACCTATTGTAATAGAGAAGTTTAGAGAGTGGGGATATGAGGGGTATCTATTAAATGACATTGATGCTAATGGTAAGTTAGTTCCTGCGCCTGGACGTTATACGGGTGAGGCGGATAAGGAGCAAATCTTCACGGAATACATGAACTACATTAGAATGTTTGGTAAGAATGATAACCATTTAGAGCTTCTTGAGGAGTGTTTGGAGATTAACGATCCAAGCGAAATGACTAACTATGACTTATTCTCAGCAGGGGGCATGGCTCTCCTTGGTGCAAAGAGTGCCTTTCCAAAATACATTCAAGAGGCAAATTCAACTCGCATAATGAATGATTTGCTTGAATTTTTCGATTAAGTTGAATAAATATTAAAAATTGCATAGTAATTTTGTAATAGATTAATATATTTGCCAATAATGTTGAAATTCAGCGAAATAATCGGATTCCCATCCGACAACGTGCCTAAAGAGCAAAAAAACCAGCTTGATTATATCCGTCAGGTAGCCCAAGCTATCTATTCTCGTTGGTACAACGGTAGAACTTTGTTTGGTCATAGTGCTACAGGTTGGTTTCAAATGATGGTTGACTATTCTGAGGCAAGACAATCTTCTGCCCCTTACCGTGATTGGTTTTTGGGCGTTAAGAATGATAAGAACCAAACTGACAGAAACTTTACTGAGTACTCTCGTAAAGCATATACAAACGTAAGCTATGAGATTGTAAGTCCTGCGCCTAAGTTTGTTTCTGTTATTAAATCAGTTCTTGCATCTAGCGATTATAAGGTAAATGTTGAATGTTTAACCAAAGACGCTAAACACGAGAAGCAGTATTTGAAGTGGAAGATGTATTATGACAATACTATCTTAAATCCTATTCGCGCTGAAATTGGATTGCCGCCAGTAATATACGATTGGGCGCCAAGTACTGAGGCTGAGTTAAATATGTATGAGAAGTACCATGGCTTCCAACTTCCATTGGAATCAGCTATGGAGGATATTGTTGAGCATGCGTTCAACATTAGTGATTGGGATAAGACTCGTTTACGTACTATTGAAAAGCTTGTTGAGACAAACTTTGCAGTAGGACGTGTATATACTGAGGATGATGGTTCTACAAGAGTTAAGTTTGTAAATCCAGCGTCATTTGTAACCGCATATATTGATGAGAATGAAGAACAGGAGCCAGCTTTTGCAGGACATATTGAGCGAGTTCAAATTAAGGACATTAAAGATAAGCTTTTGGCTTTGGGTGCTACACCTATGGACCTTGAAAATCTTGCACGAATCTATTACGAGACTCAAGGTTATAGTGACAAGGACTTTAACTTTAATAGAAAAGATCCTGTAACAGGAAGATATATTTGGGAGGACTTCGTTGTTGAGGTTCTTCATTTTGAATATAAAGCCAATGACTACGAATACTATACAGGACGTCAAAAGAAGGACGGAATGTATGTGTATGGTAAAGAGGAGTTTGGTCAAATTAAGAAGCCGTATGCTGATGGTCGAACAAGAAAGACTGATGTAACATGCGTGCAGAATCTATATGAAGGAAAGCATATTCTTGGAACTAAGTTCGTTTACGATTTTGGTTTGCAAAAGAATATGATGAGAGATACAAAGGGTAACGTAGTGTTATCCTATTTCTTTGAGCGTGTTCCAGGTAAATCCATCGTAGAAAGATGGAAGCCGCATCTTGACTCATTGATGTTAACTTGGATTAAATTACAAGCCGCCAAATGGAGTGCAGCACCTAAAGGTCTTATCATTGATATTGGTTTATTAGCTAATATGGATATGGGATTTGGAAAGATGTCTCCATTAGAGCTTATTCGCATACGTCGTCAAACGGGTAATCAGTTCATTCAGTCTAAGACTGACCTTTTAAACAAGGGGGGTGGATACAATGCTATCAATGAACTTCCTGGTGGTATCGGTCCTCAGTTGCAGGAGTGGTTAACATGTTGGCAGGATGATATGAACAGAGTTATGGACTTAGCAGGTATTACTCCAGCTATGGCTGCTATGCCTACTGAGAATCCTGATAAGGGGTTAGGTATATCTCAAATGGAGGTAGACGCAACTAACCACGCCTTATATCCATTGAAGAAGGCTTTGATGAGATTGAAAGAGAAGGCGGCTAAGAAGATTGTTCTAAAGACTCGTACCAACATGCACTTTGATAAGGAGGTTCAGAAGTATTACGAGCATATTATCGGTACTGAAAGAATGAATGCATTAAATGCGTTTGAAGATTTGACTCTTGAGCAATTAGGAATCACAATGACTTCAGCTCCTACAAATGAGCGTAAGCGCATAATTTTGACAGCCGCCACAGAGTCAATGAAAGCAGGAAAGAGTGGAATGATAGGTATTACAATGAGTGACTTCCTATTTATAGAGAAGGAGCTTGAAAAGGGTAATGAGGAGTTTGCCTCATGGTATTTAAACCTATCTGAAGAGCGTTCAAGAAAGCGCATGGAAGAGGAGAAACTTAGAGCAATTCAAATAACCGCACAGGAGCAACAGAAGTCTGCCATGATGGCTCAAGAGGCTAAGGCTCGTGCTGAGGCTGCCCTTGAACAAATTAAAACGGGTAGAATGCTTACTGAATACCAACAAAAGGCGTTGTTGGAAGATTTGAAGCACCAACACCGTATGGCAGAACTTGCTCAAGAGGGAACTTTAGAAAAGCAAAAAGAGGTAGAAATATCAGGTAACTTATAATAACTATGGAAGGTAACAACAACTATTTGCCAGCTGATGTAGCTGCAACAGCGGCCATTGAAGGATGGTCGCAAGACCGTATTGATCAAGAGATGCAGAAATACACTGTATCTAATGATGATAGTAATACGGATTTAACTCAAACTCAAACCATTAGTCAAGATGATTTGCAGTCGGTTTCATCAAATGATAATCAAGTAATTGATAACAGCGATGATACTCCGCCTCAAACATCTTTTGACTTTTCTCAGCTTGGATTCAACAATGCCGAAGAATTAAAAAGCTACATAGAGAAGGCTAAAGAGTATGAGCAAATGGCTAACAAGTATAAGGAGGTTGAGCATGTAATCCCTTATGCTAACGATATTCAAAAGCCGTTTGCAAATGACAATATTCAGCGTTTAAATAATTTCGTTAGAACCACAGGTATTGACGATTTGAATTTAGCCGCCGAAATCTTAAACACATCAGACGATCAGTTAAAGACAGATCCAGTTCGTGCATTAGCTATCTTAGAAATCCTTAATGATAAGGACTTAGCTATCTTAGGTTTTGATAGAGTAATGGAATACGTTGCTAATAAAAACAACTTAGATGTAGATACTAAGTATGACAACGTAGATGAAATGCCTGTGTCTCTTCGCATTGAAGCACAGAAAGCGTTGAAAAGTATTGAAAACAAACGAAAAGAGTTTGATTCAAACCAAGATTACTTTACATATTTGCAAAACCAACGTGCTGATAGCCAACGGGCTATGGATGAGAGAGCAGGCCAGTGGCAGAAAATCCTTCAGGATATCCCCACTAAAATGCAATCTATTCCTATTACATTGAATGTTGAAGATGTTGGAGAAGTAACAGTAAATTATGCGGTAAGCAAAGATGATTTACAACGCTTCATACCAGATATTCAACAATACATGTTGGGGTTAAACCCTGATAGTCAGGGAATTGAAACGGCTATGAAGGTCTTAGAAAACCGGGTATGGTTAGAAAACAGAGACCAAATTATGAAACAAGTCCTTAAATCTGCGGCTGGCAAAATTAAGGAGGATACCGTCAGAAATGTGCACAATGGCGGAAAAGTAGTAGACCGTAAAGACGCCCCAAATTACGATGTAAAGGAGAGTCCACACCTTTCAGCTACAAGAGCAGCGTTGGGACTTTAATAAACCTTTAAAAAACAAAAAAAATGGCAACTACAGTTCCAGTAATAAATCACTCGTATGGCACAGGCGCAGCCGGTTATAGCCAACACACCCTATTGTCGTCTATTGACGCACTTCCTCCAGATGTATCTACCAAACTTTATCGTCGTTTTGGTGGTCAAGGATTAGATCTTTTGAACCTTTTGATTGCTCAAGGTGCAAAGCGTGTAATCACAAACTCTAACGGGGGTTTCCACTTTGAAGAGAATCGTTACCACAGCACGCTTCCTGCTGCTAATATTTCAGCTTGGGCTGGTGGTGCTGCTTCTGAGACATTTACATTCAATGCTGCTCAGGAAATTGATTCTACTCAACCTACATCTCCAGACTACTATGTATACCCTGTAGTTGGTGACTTGGTTATCGACCTTGTTACTGAAACAAAAGGACGTATCACAGCTAAGGTTGACAACAACAACGGAACTTATGATTTCACAGTTGTTACTCTTGATGGTACTAACTGGGGAGCTACAGCACCTACTTTAGTTATCTACTCATCTGCATTTGATGAAGATACTGCACAGCCAGAAGCTAAAGCTAGTTACTGGGAGAAATTCTCTTTCAACCTACAACGTCACAAGACAACCGCTAAAATCACTGGTGATGCTTTGACTGACAAGTTATATCCTGTAATGATGGATGATGGAAAATCTTTAAAAGGATTCCACACACACTTGTTTGCTCAACACGAATATCGTCACTTGTTGGGATTAGTTGGTGCTATGGTTTATGGAGACACTACAACTGCTTCAGGTCAGCCAAGTACTACTAAAGGTATGGTTGAAACATTCAAAGATCGCGCTGTTCAAGAGGCTTGGACTCAAGCAACTTTGGTTGATGATTTCTACAACCTTGTAAATGGTTTGAAAGCTAATTGGGTTGGAACAGACCTTATGGGATTGTTATCAAAAGACCTATATGTAGCTGCTGAACAAGAGTTGTTGAGCTACACTAATAACGTAAACATCGCGTCTACTCGTCAAGAGGGTGCTAAAGTTATCTTCGGAAACAACACTGATTTCGAGACAATGATGTCTACATTCGCATTCAGCACTATTACTTTGAACGGTAAGAACTTACACTTGAAATCATTCGACTTGTCTTATGATCCAGTAATGTTCGGAGCTGTATCAAACGCCAAGTTTGCTGACTACGGATTCTTCATCCCTGCTGAGAAGTCTGCTGACGCTCAAGGTGTAATGCGTAACTGCGTAGAACTTGCATACAAATCAATGGACGGTGAAGATCGTTTCATGAAAGTATGGGATGATGGAGCTGCTTCTCCACGTCGCTTGGGACCAAATGACAACTATGTAGTTTACATGTTGACTCAATTCGGTTTCGACTGGTTCAAGATTGAGCAGTGTGGTTTGATGTATGTATAATACAACATCACTATAATATAAGGGTTGGAGGTGATGAGCCTCCACCCTTTAATTTTTAAAATTATAAAACAATGTTATACAGAGAAGGCAAAAGGTTAACAAAAGAGGATCTACAAGGTCATGTAGAAATCCTAAAACACAAATTTCCATCATTCTTTAGGAAAGAAAATGCACTACCAATTATGTTTAATTATGCTAAACATAGAATGCGTAATGTGGATTTATTTAAACCAGGTGGAGATGCTAGAGTTGGAATGAGGTCTATTCCACCAGTTCCAAAAGGTATTAAGTCTATTGGATACGATGTAGAGGATGGATTCAAAGTTGAAGTTGTATATTCAAAGACAGCTCCTACTTTTTCAGGCGGTGATTTCAGATTTAATAATTTGAATTTGAAATTAGCTCACAACACTAAGCTTAATCCAAAAACAGATTTAGAACTACTTGTTTTCTTGTGGTTTTATTGTCCTGAGTTTTCAAACAATGACTGCTCCTATAAAAAGGGTAATGCAGACTTTTCGTTTGTAATTCCAGAAGTGGAGGTTATTTCTAAATGGGATAATATCGCAAGCCGCCGTAAAATTGAAGATGAGATTCTTATCGAAGGAACTCGCGTGTCATACGATCTTGTTAAGCACGTTATGCCTAAGCTTGGATTAGATGTTAGAAATGAAGAGAAGGTAGACCGTATACGTCTATTTGATAATATTTCATCATCTCAAAGAGCATACGCAAAGTATGTTGAGGTAAAATCAAGTTTAGCACCTGTAGAAAAGCCAGTATTTACTGAGGTTCCTACAGTTGAAAGAGTTGTTGAGACTACAAGTTTGAAGAACAGAATTACATCACTAATTGATGAGACCAAGATTTATAGCGATGGCGCAGATTGGAAAATAAAGACGGGTGGTAAGCCAAAGTCAATTTGCAAGATTGAAGGTTCATCAGAAGATGAGGAGATCTTTAATTTGATTGAGAAGGTGTCTCAAGATGCTGAGTTACAATCAATTATTGAGAAGTACTCAAAGTAATGTCAATTACTTTTTAACTGAGTAGAATAAATAGTTTAGAAGGTAGTCGTTAGTTCGGCTACCTTTTTTAGTTTTGTACAAACCTAAGAGTATGCCTATTACATTCGATATTTTAACAACCTTTAATGTAAACAACAATACAGTCGTTGTTAAAGATGAAACTACATACGCCGGTCAAGGTGTAGATACATCACTTGTTACAACAAAAGGTCTTATTGTAATGACAGGTCCTACTGGAGTAGCTTTTGTTTCCGAGACCAATACTACAACGCCGCCAATTAATATATCAGCAGGTTCAATCATAAGCCCTGCATACAATCTTCCTGTAATGAATGGGGACATTGTAAATGGCGTTTATAACTTGACATATACTGCAAACTTTAATTATTTTTCTACAACAGGTTGGGCTACTACTACAGGTGTAAATACAATTACATCTAACGTAACAGATTTATCTAATGTACTACAAGCAGGAGATAATATAGTTTTAAATTCAGGGGGTGCTAATGATGGATCTAAGACTGTTGTATCTGTTACCTACATTGCAGGTATCACAACAATAACTGTTGCAGAAAGTTTAGTTACAGATGCTAGTTGTGGACTTAGCTTTATTGTAAATAGAGCAAACAGCTTGACATATACATATTCAGGCTGTACTCGCGTAGAACCTAATATCACAGCCGTATACGATTGTCAAGCTACACAGTTTGGGACTATTGAGTTTACGGATTCAACTGCCTACGGTTCTTGGACGCCTATTGATCGTGAGATTAGTGCGTATTACCCTAACGGTCTTGTTCCTGCACCTGTAGTAAATCCGCAAACAACTACGTATCCTAATTTAGCTTTATCTGAATTAGCGACAGGAACATGGACTACAAATTTATCAGTTACAGCCGCTATAACTCAAGTTGACGGATTAAGTATTGCTGATAATATAGATTTTTCAAAAGAGTTTCAAGTTACGTGTGTAGGAACTCTTTGCGCTATAAGAGATTGTATTGATGCTCTATATGTAAAGCACATGGCTGCTTTAGGTTGCGGAACATCAAGCCCATATACAAAATACGTTGATGGAATTGCATTATTGTATCCATTAGCAAAAGAGGCTCAAGCTTGTGGTGATTACGATCAATACACAAACTATTACAATGCTATGGTTGAATTACTCAATGCAAGTGGTGTTGAATGTGGTTGTGATTGTTGCTCAGGGGAGGATACTCCTGCATGGGTAGATAATTCATCTCAAGATGGAACTTCAATCTTTGATCAACTTCTTGTTGAGATTAGTAATTTACAAGCTGAAATTGACGCTATACCACAAATTGTTGGACCTGTTGGTGCTACTGGACCTGCTGGTCCTCAAGGTGTTGCAGGTGCTACTGGACCTACTGGTCCTGCCGGAGCAACGGGAGCAACGGGAGCAACTGGACCTGCTGGTCCACAAGGACCTGTTGGACCTGCTGGTTTAAACTGGCAAGGAACGTGGAGTCCAAGTGGTGTTTATGTTGTAGATGATGCGGTTGCATATAACGGAGCTTCTTGGTTCTGTATTAACCCTGTTGGACCATCTGCATCAACACCTGACACAGACCCTACAAATTGGGCGCTTTTAGCTTCACAAGGAGCAGTTGGTCCACAAGGTCCTGCTGGATTAAATGGAGCAGTTGGAGCACAAGGTCCACAAGGTGATCCTGGATTACAGGGTCCTACTGGAGCGCAAGGTCCTGTTGGTCCTCAAGGCCCACAAGGCCCACAAGGTATTTCAGCCGCAGGAGCTAAAGCATTCTATGGTTTCATAACTCAAACAGGAACATCAGACCCTGTTTTAATTGTATCTTGGAATACAACTAACTTTAACTATGATACATTTTTAAGAAGTGGTGTAGGTCAGTATGTTATTTATGATTCAACCAACCCAACGCCAAGTAATTTTGTATCTTTATCTCCAGCGAGTGGATATGATGTTGTTCCATTAGACCCATCTTATGGATATTATAAATATTATTTCTCAGGAAACGGATATATAACTATATACACATACAACTCAGGTGGAGTATTAGCTGATGGAATATTAGATCCTATTTCAACAGGAGGCGCATCAGTATATGGAGTTGATTTATCATAATTTAAAAATATAAAGACATGCCGATTAAAAACTGGTTTTATTTAAAAAAAAGTACGCCTGGGCTACAAAAGCAAAGTATTACATCACCTTCCGACTCTTATGTCAATATAGTTGATGTTGATAGCCCTAATACAGGAAATATTATATCTGTTTCAAACTTTGCATCTATACTTCCTGCTGGTCCTCAAGGTCCTCAGGGTGTTCAAGGCCCTGCTGGTCCTATTGGCCCCGTAGGTCCTGCTGGATTGAATTGGCAGGGTGCATGGTCTACAACAGGAACTTATGTTGCAGACGATGCTGTAGGATATGCAGGGGCATCTTGGTTTTGCCTAAATCCTGTTGGACCATCTATATTGGCTCCCGATGTAGACGCTACTAATTGGGCACTACTTGCATCTCAAGGTGCGCAAGGTCCACAAGGAGTTCAAGGCCCACAGGGTGCTCAGGGTCCTTCGGCTGTTCAATTATACACTAAGTTTGTTGGTAGCCTAACACAAATAGGGGCAGCCGCACCTACTATAAATTTTGAATTAGAAAATGATTTAGGGACTGCATCAACTCAATATGTATCAGCAGGTATTTATACATTAACATTTACAAGTTTAGTAGGTGTATCAGCTGATAAAGTTGCTGTTTTCATTACAAATGGAACGAGTATTTTTGCGGCAGGAGGCTCTGTTGAAGCTTGGTATGATGGAAATGATTATATATTAATTAGATCATATAACTCATCTGGAGTTTTAGCTAATAATCCAATTTACAACGCAAGTATAGAGGTTAGAATTTATTCTTAATTATATGAATTTAGGAGAAATATTAGACAAGGTTTATAATCAACTTGGTAAAGACCAATATGGTGGTTATATTACTCCTAGAGATTATAACGAGGCAATCAAGTGGATTAACTTAGAGCAGATCAATGATTTGCTCAAGGTGTTTGAGGAAAAGAGGGAGATAACTGATGATTTGCTTCCATTTGTAAAGACTATCGGAGATAGCACATCTGTACCTTTGCAGTTAGATTCATTTGGGTATATGGATATACCTGAAGATTATTACTATTACGTTAGATCGTTTTATACTCAATATGTAAACGATTGTGATGGAGCAGTAGAAAAAGTTAGACCTATTGAGTTCTTAAATCAAGCTGACTTTGGTTATAGATTAGGTACAGATATATTAGCACCATCTTTAGATCGTCCAATAGCCGCAATACAAAACAATAAATGGCTTGTACGCCCTATTGGTGTTAACAACATAATCTTTTCATATTTACGTAGACCTGTTGATCCCGTGTTTGATTATGACATCGTAAACAGTGAGATATTTTATCTACCTCCTGGAACGGTACATCAAAACAGCTCGGTTCTACCAGCAGGAACACCAAGCCAAAGCGTTGAATTTGAATGGCCAGAATCTGTTCACTACAACCTTGTGGAATTAATTGTAAAATACTTTACTATTAACATTCAATCTGCATTTAACTTGCAGACATTAGATATAAATAAAGGTCAATAATGATTACTAAACGTCAAATGGTGGAATTGATACAGAATCGTCTAGCAGGCGATGATGTGACTGATGATATCAAGGGTAAATACCCATATCAAGTAATCGCCTATTTGGTTGGTCTTGTTTATACTGATTTAGCTTATAAGAGTGAGAATGGAAAGAGGGATACATCTGTTCCGTATGAATTAACGAGACAGGGTGTTTCTCCAAGATATTATGTTAATTTGCCGGTTACTCCTTTAATGGGTAGCGATAGTATAACTTATGTTAGTGGTTCTGACGGTTGTTTTTACCCAACAAGAATGGGTACGATTGAGAATCACATCATGAATATTATCAAGCCGCAAACTTGTTTTACAACTACATACCTACAAGGTAGTAAATTATACTTTAACGGAACTCCAACTGAAAATATAACAGTTGAAATGATACCTAATCCTAACTCAATGGATGATGATGCTTTCATCAGCTTACCAGGGAAGGAGTCTATTATTTTTCAAATGGTTGTTCAGTTGATACAACAAGCAGGAATTAAACCTGGAGAGACATATAACAATAACGTACCAGATACCGATAAACCAACACAGCCGGCTAAATAATGGATCCAATTAAGAACATAACATACATTACAATGTCAGCAATAAGCCGAATGAAAAACTTTGGCTATACCACAAGTGATTATGAGTGGGTTGAGCAGTTGGCTTTGGAATTTTACCAAGAGAAATTAAGAGGTTACGAGATGCCATCTGTTGTGTCTGCCCATGTTGATGTAAATGCAAATACAAAGATATGGCCGATGCCAAGTGATTATATTAGATATACAAAGGTGGCATACCAAATTGGTAATAGGTTGTGGACGTTGGGTATTGATAATACGATTGCATTAAATAACACTCCTGATATTTGTAATGATATTGCAGAGGCTGAATCAGCTTCTATCGGCAGTGGATTTTGGATAGCCGAAGGATTTTATAACGGAACATATTATGGTCCTTTGTATACAGCTGGAGGTGGTTTTAATATAAACTATTACAGAGTTAATGAGGCGGAGAGATACATTCAATTTGTAGAGGCTCTTCCAACAGGCAAAGCCGTAATAGAATACCTAAGTTCTGGTAAGAATGTTTGTGGATCTACATTAGTTCCTCAATCATATATTGAACCTTTTAGAAATTATCTACTTTGGCAGATGTGTGAGTTGAAGCCTGAGTTAGCTAATATGGCTAAGGACAAGGAGCGTCAATACAAGGATACATTATGGGATGCTAACATATTGGCTAAAGGTCCTGTTGTAGATGAGGTGATGGATACCATTTATGGTGCAAGTGGATTTAATATACGCTAATGGAATCAAAAGATATATTATTTATAAACGGTATCAATACCGATGATGATCCTCGTCTACTTCAAAATGGGGATTATAGAATGTCTACCTATTGTCGCTCAGGTTCTGCTGAAGCTCAGAATCAGGGGGCTTTAGAGTCGATGCCAGGAAATTTATTAGTTAACAATTTAAATCTACCAGCAGGTGTAAATACCGTTATTGGTAGTGCTAAATGGATTAAAGGTAATTCAATAATATATTTTGTACATAACTCAAATAACCTACATACAATATGGTCGTTTGATATTAATACAAGTGTAATTACATTAGTATTAGGTAATTTAGCTGTTGGAAATGCAGGCGAGGCATTAAATTTTCAAATTGACCATAAAATATATCATACTAATGTAATTGATGATTTATTATATTGGACAGACGGGTACTTTGAAGATTTTCTTTATGATGTAAATGGAGTTATTCAATTTAATCCTCCTCGCAAAATAGATATACCAAAAGCAATTAAATACATGTCTTCTGCTGGTATTGATCCAGAGGGATATCCAGTGGAAGCTTTTGACACAATAGATCATTCGTTTCACACAATGGACGCCTTAAAATGTCCGCCCACGTATAAACCATTAGCCGCATACCAAACTAACTTAAACAAAAGCTTTAATAAGTTATATGGTAAGCAATATCAATTTAGATATCAATACGTATATAATAACAATGAGGAGTCTAAATGGTCGATGATTTCAAATCAGCCGTTTAGTAATACTAATGAATATGTATCTGGTAGAGACACTGAGGCTCCACTTACTGATAATGAGATAATTATAAATTACTACACTGGTCAGTATGACGTTACTAAAATACGATTTGCTGTAAGAGTTGGAGAGAATGGAGCTTGGTCTATATTTCAAGAGATAGATAAGGAGCAGGCTTTGGTAACTGATGAGACTATATCTACCGTTATTTATGATGGTAATGTAGCCACCAAACCAGCAGCCGCCACACAATACAACTATGACTCAATGCCACAGGTGGCTAAGTGTCAAGAGATAATATCAAATAATAGTATCACATACGGAAACTATTATGCCGACTATGACTTATTAGAAGAGATAGATATGTCTATTACGGCTAATCTTGAGAACGTAGATTATTTGGCAAGACCATATATTAATAGGATTAATGTAGTAAATAATACAACAGGTATAACATGGAGTGAGAATCCATTTGGTGCTGGTGGTAGTTGTATAATTAGGTTTACGTCTATTACAGATACTTTTTTTACATTTGAATTTGTAGAAGGTGACTTGATTGTATTCCCTTTATATAATACAACATCAGGTCCGTCTACTCTTATAAATTACTACTATAAAGTTACAGCTGCTGACATAGCTTTTGTTGGAAACCCAGTAGATAAATTGTTAAATTTAGCTGGTAATGTATCTACATCTTTAAATACTGATGGTGTTACAAATACACTTGTTGGTACAACTTCTGGGAATATATATTTAGACGTTCCAGGATGGTGGCATCCACAGGGTGATGGAGATGTTGATAGCTTCTTTCATGATGTAAAAATACTTAGAGAGAACAAGTGCGTTAAATCATTGAAGAAGGGTTCTACTAAAGTATTTGGTATACAATATTATGATAGAGGCTTAAGATCTGGATCAGTTCAATATAAAGCTTCTCAGATTATACCGTTGCAATTAGATGTTCCGTTTCCTTCCAACGAGGACCTATCATTTTTGACGCAGCCAGGAAACCCCTATACTGTAAAAGCTCAAGTTGAAATAAATCATACGCCTCCAGAATGGGCAACACACTACCAAATCCTTGTTAAAAAGGATGAGTTGATGATTAATTTTCAGCAGAGATCTATAACCGCAGCTGAGGTATCATCAAGTGGTTATACAATAAAATTATCTCTTGAGAATTTTTATACAAATAACTATGAGGGCGCAACAATAAATCACACTCCTCAAAAGGGTGATATAGTTAGATTTGTTGCTAAAGCTCCCCCCATATCTCCAAACCCTCCATCAACTTCTGGATATGTACAACCAGACTACTGTTCTTTTTATTATGAAACAGAAGTTCTTGAGTATGATCCTGCTGGTGGAATAGATTTAGGGTGGGGTCCATCAGAATCAATAACGGTATCTCAATTTGATTACTCTCAAATATTTGAAGGTATATCATCTTTTACGGGTGCTTTAATAGAGATATATACTCCAAAACCTCAACAAGATGATGAGATTTGGTATGAAATACAGGATCCGTCTGTTAACTACGATGAGGGGTATGTTATTTTAAACCCACATACTGCAAATAGAACACACGCTGGAAACACTCAAGACCAAACATCCTTGCAGCCGGCAATAATTGATTTGGATTATGGAGATGTTTATATAAGGTGTAGAGAATATACTACAGGATATAGATATTCAGGACCTTATGCAAGTATAAATGACTTCCCAGGGTTTCCATTAAGTCCAACAGCAGGAGTTGGTACAGGTAATCTAACATTTATTTATTTAGAAGAGCAGCCATCATCTAATCCAAATAAAGTATACTTATTTTATGGTGGATTAAGTGGTATTAGTGGAAGTGGTTACTATTTAATATTTGAATCAGATATAAACAATGTATATCCAGGATATGCTTATTACTGGGTTGAGGACTATAGTTATAGTGACTATTATAAATCAGATAGTCATGGTTTAGGTAGATTTGGTCTTGATGATATTAATGCAAAAAGACGTAATCTAACATCAAGCATTATACACTCTCTTCCATACGTTCAAAACAGTTTTATAAACGGACTGTCTTCATTTGAAGGTCTTGGAAATAGCTTATACTTAAATGACAACTTTGGATCAATCAATAGACTAAAGCAGGTTGGGTATACTTTGAAGGCTCTCCAAAATAGAAAGGAGACGTCAATATATATACAAAAGTCATACGCTACGGGTGGTGATGGATCGGGTCAATTAGCATATACGGATAAGGTGTTTGGTGGTGTAAATCCATACGACAGCCTATTTGGAACCGTACACCCAGGAAGTGTACAGTTAATTGAGGGTGATTTATTCTATTTTGACCTCTATACAGGCGCATTTATTAGGACTGCATCTAATGGTCAGTCGGATATATCAAGCGGTCAATATAAATTCAATTATTGGACGTCAAATAAAGCGACTGAAATAACAGCCGACATAACTGAGTATGATGTTACATCAATGATTGATGAGAGCAACATGGAGTACACATGCTTCTTTGGTTTTAAAGATGGAACTGAAAGACCAAGAGAAACAGAGGGTGTTGTATTCTCATATTCAAGGAATAGATGGATAACAATGGTTGACTATAATCCAATGTGGGCCGAAACGCTTGGTGTTGTAAATGTTTCATGGAACGCAAACGGTCAACTTTATGTACATAACGAGGGTGATGAGTTAGAATTTTACGGCTTGCAAAAAACTCAGTCTATAACATTTATCATGAATGAGTCAGGCACGTTAATTAAAAGACCATTAACTCTTGGATTACGATCAAACGCCGTATTTAATGTGGATTCTGTTAAGAGCTATGAGAATGAGTCTTATGCGGTTATGGAGACGGAGATGCCATCCACTATACTATCTCTAAGAGAGGGGTATTATTGGGCGGCATATTTGAGAGATAAGCTAAATGTAAACGTAGCCGACCCATATTTAGCAACAACAGCATTGGCTCTACAAAACGGTAGACAATTACGCGGATATGCTTTTGAACACACTATAAGTCAGAATACTGATAAGAAAGTAGTATTATTCTCTGCCAAAGTAGTATTTGTTCCCAGTCCTGCGTTAATATAATTGTTAAAACTTTTGTAAGTTTGCTATTGATAATTAACTGATTAATGTTTAATTTGCAAGAAATATGCCTATACCACCAGTAATATTAGCATCACTATTATCTTCTGCTCCAGCACTTATACAGTCTGGGGTTCAGTTTGGTAAGTCTCTTGGTGAGGAGGATTTAACTCGTCCTGATTTGTCTATACCTGAGTCTGCAAAAGAGGCTTTAGGAATACAGAGAACATTAGCATCAAACCGTAATCCCATGGGTTACGAAGCCGCCATAAACAAGATAGATCAAAGCATAAACAATGCTATAACAGGCATTAGAAATGCAGGTGGTAGCTTAACAGATAAAATGAGTGCTATTGCTGATTTGAATATGAAGAGGGGTATGGCTTTGTCTGATTTAGATATATCAGCTGGAAAGGATTATGTTAATAGACTTTCTACCTTGACTTCTGGTTTGAATAACTACGCTTCTCAAGAGACTCGTATTCAACAGGATCAATTACAGCAGTTCCAAGCTGAATCTGCTGCTCGACTTGCAAGAGACACAGCCGCCAAACAGAACCTTCAGAATGCTTTAGGTGCTATTGGTCAGGGTGTTGCTACAAATGTTGCATTTAATCAAAACATGGATTTGATGAACAAGCAGTTTGCTAACCAAAAGGAGTTGGAGCAAATGAAGCTTGAAGCGTATAAGTCTATGTTGTCAAACCCAAATGCGCTTGCATCTACACAATCAGGAACTAATACAGGTGCAGGAACTAATACAGGTGCAGGAACTAATACAGGTGCAGGAACTAATACAGGTGCAGGAACTAATACAGGTGCAGGAACTAATACAGGAAGTCAATTTAATCCAAGTGT